ATTTTCTTCAGCAGGCTTGCAGGCGGGTAAAAACAGGCGGGTTTCTCAGTTGACATTGAGAAGTTTAACCCGGCTCGCTCAGGTCACAATCTCAACAATTCCTAAAAGCGAGCCTCCACATTTCGGAGGCAGGTATGAAAATTATGGCAGACAAGGTAACGACCAGCGCGGCATATGCCACGTCCGGGGCGACTTTTCTCGCCGGTAGCTTGTCGCTAAACGAATGGCTTGCAGTAGGTGGCTTCATCCTCGCCGTAGCAACGTTCTGTGTGAATGTTTATTTCCAGCGTAAGCGAGACCGTCGGGAAGAGCGCCTGAGCAATGCAAGGTGGAGAGTAAGCGATGAGTCAGATAATCCAGATACTCAGCTATGAAGAGGGGTTCAGAGAGATGCCGTATGTGGACTCGGAAGGTTATCCGACGGTCGCATGCGGCATCAAAATCGGGCCAAAGGGCGCCAGCCTGAGCAACTATACGTTTACCGTTCCCCGTAAGGTCGGTGATGTATGGCTGCAATCCTTCGTTGATTCCACAATCAATCAGTGCCGCAGCAATCCGGCTATTTACGCCGCACTGCAGCAATGCAACCCGGCTCGGGCAGATATTCTCTACAGCATGGCGTATCAGATGGGCGTCGCTGGTCTGGCCGGCTTCAAGAATACGCTGGTCATGATTTCCAACGGTGATTTCGATGCAGCGGCTAATGGCATGCTTAACAGCCTGTGGGCGCGTCAAACGCCCAATCGTGCGAAGCGTCACTCTGCGGTAATGCGTTCTGGTGATTACGACGTCTATAAGGGGCTGATATGAGCATCCTGATATTTATCTGCGTCGTGGCTGTCATCATTGTTGCGTTACTGCTCATCCGCAAATACACATCGGTCGAGTTTGTCAGTCATGCCCGGCTGCTGTTTCGGGCATGGTCGGTCTGGCTCAGTGGTATCGGTGCTGCGCTCGGTGTTTACCTCGCTTCGGCGCCTGATGCGATTATCACTGCCTGGAACATGCTTCCACCTGACCTGAAAGCAATGCTGCCGGTAAACATCGCGCAGTACGTGAGTTATCTGCTGGTCGCACTGGGTATCGTTGCGCAGTTTATCCGTCAGAAGCGGCTGAGCGAGAAGAAAGAGCAACTGGACAAGCAGCCATGAACACACTCATCAATCTGTTTGCAGGCGGCTGGAATTACATTCTGGCCGGTCTGGCTGTTATCGCAGCACTGATAGCAACTTACTTCGGCGGCAAGAAGGTCGCAAAGACAGAAGAGAAAGCTAAGGCTGACGTTGCTGAGGCTGTCCGCGTTCAGAATCAGGCAGAGGCTAAGTCAGATGTGGAAGCTCATAACATCCAGTCAGCTAAAGAGGTTCAGCAGAGTAACGCTGCTCTCAGCGATGACGCTGCTCGGGAGCGCATGCGCAGCTCAAAATACAACTCCCCGGACTGAATACATCGTCACTGATTCCAGCTGCACGTTGTTCTCTCCCATCCACACCCACGGCAAAGACGCTGACCTGATGGATATCAGGACGGTCAGGGCGATAAACGCCCATAACGAGCTGTGGGACAGAATCTGCAATCAAAAAGGGTAAGCCTCATGTCAGACAAAGAAATCGAGCAGGAAATTCAGGCCAAAGGTAAAACAGCACCACGTATTACGCCAGATCACATTGAGAGTGTCATTGCTTGCGAGCATTACTTCACTGCACAGGATGGCGTTAATAGCGCGTACAGTACGCCTCGCAGTAAGGCGGCTCCCGCGTCCTTGTCCTGCCTGACATTCTGCGTACTGACGCTGGATAATGGATTCACCGTCACCGGCGAAAGCGCCTGCGCCAGCCCTGAAAATTTTGACGCGGAGATCGGGCGCAAGATAGCTCGTGAAAACGCGATTAACAAAGTGTGGATGCTGGAAGGCTACCTGCTGAAACAGCATTTGAGTGAGCAATGACAACCCCCAAGAAGATTCATTGACAGCAACAGAGCAACATCAGCCTCGCTATGCGGGGCTTTTTTTGTATCCGCAGCAAACCCCGCGCCATGCCCGGCGTATTTAACAACACAGAGCCTTTCAGGAATCAGCCTCGGAGATAACCGTTATAAGCGGCGGCTTCTCTGTGGGCGGTTATCTGGGCAACGAGGCTTATTCACTAAAAGGTACACGCAATGAATATCGTTCCATTGAACTACAAAGGCGAAGCGATTCGATTCAATACCGAAGGCTGGGTCAACGTAACAGATGTCGCTGAGCGATTTGGTAAGCGTATCGATAACTGGATGCGCTTGGCTGAAACGCTGGAATACATCCGTGCGTTAGATGAAGTATTAACTGGTGCAGATTCGCAAATTTTACATCCCTCACAATCGAGGTATGTAAAAACAAGCAAAGCAAGAAAGGATCGGGGCGGCGGAACATGGCTGCATCCAAAGCTTTCGGTTGCCTTTGCTCGATGGTGCGATCCTAAATTCTCTGTCTGGTGCGACTTGCACATTGATAGCCTGCTTCGTGGAGAGTTGACTGAGCAACAGAAGTTTGAGCAAGCCTGCCGCATTCGCGATGACCGGAAATCAAAAGCCAGTAACGGGGCAAGAGAGATGGCTCGCTGGCGATGGGATAAGCCAGCTATTGAGGCCAATGTCGAATTCTGGCGTGAACAGCTTCAGTTGACGCTGGACATTGCCAGCTAAGCAGAGTGCATATCTGCACGGCGAGAGCCTCTTTCACAACGGCTCTTTGTCCGCTGCTGGACGTGCGCCTGAACTACCTCCTACACTTTGTAACGTGTCTCATAAAAAAGGAGGATTCATGTCTGAGCGTCCGGTCGAAGGAGATCACCCTGACTATGACCCTAAACCAGTCTCGCCTAATCCAGATGAAAAAGGTGAAGGTAAAGACGATCCACATAAAGCACCTGAGTCAGGAGATAAATTCTGAATCATGCTAAGCCGCCTCCGGGCGGTTTTTTTATTGGAGCCAATATGGCTGACACCTACCGCATTACAGTAACCACAAAGTCAGGCGAGACCCATGAAGGCCTGATGAACCGGTCACAACCGGAAATCGTTAACGGCTTCATCGGCGTTGCCCGTGAAGATGGCGCCTGGGTATATCTGGCGCCTGATGACGTGCTGAAGATGGAGTATGTACCGGAGCCGGTTAAAGAGGCTGAATCTCAACCAGAGACCGAGACCGAAGCGCTGGCACCAACCGATGAGGCTGAGGCGACCGAAGAGAAAACGGAGTAAGGAATAAAAGATGGCAGCACCAGATTGGGTGGACATCGAATCGGCGGCACACTAAGACTGTATGTGAAGAGAAAATGGAACGGTTGCGAATTAAATAAGAACCATCTCACGATGGCTCTTAAATGAAAATTTTTTAAATTTTATTACAAATCAAGATGTTGAGCAGTGTCAATTCCAAGCTGCTCGTAGAGCGACTTTGTTATATCCGAGAATCCAAAGGTTTGGGTAAGAACGTCTGTGGACTTATTTTCAATTATTTTATGTTGCAACAGAATATCTTCGTTTGATGTTGCAGTCATCAGCCAGTGGCCTTTCTCTGTTTCATATATGCGATAAGCCACATCGTTACTTGGATCATATTCATGTGCAACTTCTTGACCAACAAAGGTAATATCGCGGCCGTCTTTCACTCTCAAAAAAATTTTTTCCATACTAAATCCTCATCGGGGTAAAAATGGCACTCACCGACAAACAAGAAATGTTCTGTCGCGAGTACCTCATCGATTTGAACGCCACGCAAGCGGCAATTCGGGCGGGGTACAGCGAAAAGACCGCCCGTGCGTCAGGTTGCGAAAACCTAACTAAACCTGACATTCAGAGCAGAATCTCCGAACTTAAAGCGCAACGCAATGATCGCATCGAGGTTGATGCTGATTATGTGCTGAAGCGCTTGTTTGATATCGACCAGATGGACGTTCTAGACATCCTTAATGATGACGGCGGGCTGAAGATGGTTCACGAATGGCCGAAGGTTTGGCGAACAACATTAAGCGGGCTGGACATCCTTACAACCGTTACCAACTTCGATGAAACCACTACTGAAAACATCCTCAAAAAGATTAAATGGCCTGACAAGGTGAAGAACCTTGAGTTGCTCGGCAAGCACATCTCAGTGATGGCTTTCAAAGAGCAGGCAACCCACGAACACACAGGTAAGAATGGCGGCCCGATTGAAACAGCTGTTCTGACCAAAGACGAATACAAAGCTGCCCGGCGGGAGATGTTGGAGGATGACGACTGCTGAGCAAAAGAACTACGCACGCCGGATAGAATGCGAAGAGGACGGTCTCTACTTTGCCCGTTACTTCTTCAGGCAACGCACCGGCGGCAAGATGATTGTCGCGCCACACCATAAAGTAATTCAGCAAACGCTCGACAGAGTGATAGATGGCGAGATTAACCGCCTCATTATCAACGTTCCGCCTGGCTACACCAAAACAGAGCTGGCAACCATCAACATGATGGGTCGCGGTCTGGCGCTGAATAAACGCGCCCGCTTCATGCACCTTTCTTACTCGCACAACCTCGCACTGCTGAACTCATCCACTGCACGCAGCATGATTAAGTCACAAGCCTATCAGGCTATGTGGCCTATGGAACTGCGTGACGACGCGGACAGTAAAGCGATGTGGTGGACAGAGCATGGTGGCGGTGTTTATGCCTCATCAGCTGCCGGTCAGGTAACTGGCTTTCGTGCCGGTCATATGGAGCCGGGCTGGCAGGGCGCGCTGCTGATAGATGACCCGGTTAAGCCAGATGACGCCTACAGCGAGACTGTTCGCGATGGCGTTAACAATCGCTTTAACGAAACTATTAAGTCACGACTGGCGATTGAAACAACGCCGATGATCGTGATTATGCAGCGCATCCACTATCACGACCTGAGCGGCTATCTGCTGCGGGGCGGCAGTGGTGAAATGTGGCACCACCTGAATTTGCCGGTAATCATCGACAACAGCCTGAGTTACTCCGAACAGTACCCGGAGAACACCCACGCCATCCCGATCGACCACGGACTGCCTGATGGCTGGTTGTGGCCGTTTAAACATAACGAGTCGCATCGTGTGGCGTTGTTCTCGCATCGTCGCACTGCTGAAGCGCAGTACATGCAGCGACCTCGCCGGTTTAACGCAGAGGGCGCTCTGTGGACCGAAGCGATGATTGCTGCTGCCCGCCAGTTGCAGATTCGATATGAAAAGGTCAGGACGGTAATCGCCATTGACCCGCAGGCCACAAACAGTGATGAGAGCGATGAGTCAGGAATCATCGCAGCCAGCGCCTATGGTAATGGTGATGACAGGCAGTTCTCTGTGGATGGCGACTATAGCGGTAAATATTCCCCGGCAGGCTGGGCTAACAGAGCCATTAAGGCTCACGACGAACACGGTGCAGATGCGATCGTAATCGAAACCAACCAAGGCGGGGATATGGCTGAAGAAACACTGCGCAACGCAGGTTTTAAAGGCCGAATCATTCGCGTCCATGCCAGCAAAGGTAAGTATGCCCGCGCAGAGCCAATCTCAGCATTGTATGAGCAAGGCAGAGTGGCCCACAGGGGAAACCTGTATGCGCTTGAAAACCAGATGATGGAATATGTCCCAACCACCTCGAAGAAGTCCCCGGATCGGCTGGATGCAAAAGTCTATGCGCTTACTGAATTGGGCGGGGCGCAGCCGGTAGGAATGATGATACCTAAACGCCTGCAAGGGCGGTAAACTGAAAATGAGGCGTAACTCAATTCCCGCTTGCGGGTTAGATGGGTAGAGTAATGCATCAACCGGATTATCCGGCAGGGCAGGCATGGTGCTAATGCTGAACCTGAGTGCTGGTTCGAGTCCAGCCGCCTCACACATTCAACAGGTCGCTACGGCGGCCTTTTTTATTGCCTGAATCCCACCAACGGACAAACCATGACCGACAA